TGGGTAGTGAAAGACCTGAGAGAAGTAACCAGCAGAGCGCCTAGATCCAAGAGCTTCACCTGCGTCGTACCAGACGTTCTCACGCACGTTGTAGATAACTGCGTCTGTGCACTCTGTGGCGTTGCCTCGTGGGTAGAACCACCAAATCTCACCAAAACGAGGAACCTTTGACACCCAAATCTTCTCGCGCTGGGCGTAGTTGAGGTTGTCAAAAAAGTAGTTCTGATTAAAAGTGTTGGGGATCTCTTTCACAACACCGTTATAGAGTAAGAACCTATCTACACCGCACCAGTAATAGATACCGTCGTACTCAATTACAGACTGAGAAGACAGAATAGACGACTGCGACGAAATCAAGTCATAGCGCCAAAACTGTGGGGGTGTACCAGCACCACCGATGAATGACACGCGGATAAGGCTATCAAGGCTCCAAAACAGCCCAGAAGGCGCGTTTGAGCCGCCCCTGACGGGTAGCCCTTGGACAATCTTTCCTGTGGCTACAGAGACCTCATTAGCATCCGCTGAGACCCAATCGTTAAGGTTGCCTGCTGAGCTGTTCTTAATCAGTCCGTCATTGCCATAAACAAACACGTAAGGGTGAAGAGAAACCACACCACCAGAAACGGAAACATTGTTGTCAAAGGTAATGGTAGAAGCACCAGACGTTGTAGCCGCGGCAGAAATTACCACATCTTGAATCTGACTCAGCGTAAACACCAAACCAGTGGTTGTTCCCGCGGTGGTGACAATGGCGGGGCCTCCCGAGGACGCAGACAAGGTAAACGTCGTTGCAAAGTTGGTGGCAATGATAAAGAACGTCACGCCAGAGGTAATGCCTGTTGCTGTACCAGTGTTAGTGCCAGACACGGCTACGGTTTGACCAACATACAAACCAGTCGTAGAGGTACAGGAGCACTGACCAGCAACACCAGTCACGGCTACAGCGTTCAAAACTGGGACTCTTAAATTAGAGGAGACAACCGTGGTAGCAGAAGGAATACCTGTACCAGAGATAGACTGACCAGCACCAATCTGAAGACTGCTGGTCGACAAGTACATGGTCGTCGTAGAGTTCAAGAACACCGACTCAGTGAACACGCCAATTGCTGACAAAGAAGTGCCAGTGATGTTGCCACCCAAAACGGGGGTGTTGACGTTGTTGTCAATGAGGGTCAAGGATTGACCGGGGTGCGCCAACAACAAGTTATCCCCAGATCCACTCACGTCATAGAACGTATCAAACTGCCAAACATTGTCATCAGATGCGGTAAAGTTTGACAGCGTCAGATCAGTCACTCCAGAGCCAACGCCGTTGTTGTCAATTGGAATGACTTGCAAGCCTTTGGAGTGCCCATTGAACACGTTGTTAAAGCTCTGCTGTGGGTTGACGTAGATCCCGCGAGAGGGGCCTGAGATCCCATCAGTGATCTGTCTATACCCACCTACTTTACGAGGGCGAGCGCGCTGAAACCTTACCCAACGACCGTCGGCGTAACTGTCCGCATCAAAGGTTGTGCCGTCCCGTTGGATGCCAGCCTTCGTATCAAGCGCAAAGACCTTCTTGGTCATTAGAAGGAGCCCCCAGTAATACCTGTGGTGAAGGTTCCAGTCGTACCAGACACAGCCCCAGAAAACGTGCCCGTCGTACCAGACACAGCCCCAGAAAACGTGCCCGTCGTGCCTGAAACGGCGCTAGAAAAGACTCCAGTCGTGCCAGACACAGCCCCAGAAAACGTGCCCGTCGTGCCTGAAACGGCGCTAGAAAAGACTCCAGTCGTTCCTGCTACAGATCCAACAATTGTCAAACCTGTTGCCGACAAAGTTGACCTTGTGACACCCAAGATAGCGGTATTGAATTGACCAGCGCCAGCACGAAAAAGACCCGTGGTAGCCTCACTAGCAAAGCTTAGAGAAGGCGCTCCAACAGTGCCATCAGCCAAGGAAACGGTGGTAATTGATCCAGCTTGAGACGTGTTGGCATTGAAGAAGTTAGTCCCATCGCAAGCCAAAGTCACCTGTTGACCAGAAGGAATGGTGACCGACGTGCCAACACCAGTTCCTACGGTGAGCGTAAAGCCGCCTGCTGTCACAGAGTTCTTAATCACGTACAAGTTCACCACAGGCGGATAAACCACCGTGACGTTGCCTGTAAGGACTCCTGTGTAGGTCTGTATGGTGTTAGACGCCTCACTGGAACTTAACGTGTAAGAACCAGTAACAACGGCTTTAACTAACGAGGTATAGACAAACTGTGAGCTAACGCCGTAACCAACCGTCAGGTAAGTTGTTCCTGTACATACAATAAATGCTGACTCTGTAGGAGCAAAGGTCTTTGTAGAAGCTCCGTCAATCAAATCACTTGCTGAAATAACCATTGAGCCAGTTCCACTGTTCTTAAACAGGGTGAACCAGTTATTACCCAAGGTTGCAACTGATGGGAGTGCGTAAGTACCCGCGCCACCAGTCCAAACAGAGGTTTGTGCTCTATCTGTTAAAGCAAAAGTTCCCGCAGTTACAAGCGTCTGAGCTGGATGACTTTGATTTAAAGTTAAACCGCTTGCAACCAATCCATAACCAGCCAATGTAGAAGCATCGGCAGAGGATGTCCCAGTGCCAAAGGAGATGTTGCTCCATGTACCTGTGACCGTAGGGTTGGCTACGATGTAGATATACCTTGACTGACCAGCGGCAACAGAGATGATCGTGTTAGCGCCAGCGTAGTCTTTAACCGTAAAAGTATTAGCCCCTGTGTTACGAATCAGCGCATCTTGACCTACCGAGGCTTGGTTGGCTGGGGGCATAAACAAGTTGAGGCTAGACGCAGACGCCGTAACATCCATGATCCTAGCCGCAAAGTCATCGGTGGCGTTCCCGTTGATAGGCCACTCCAACTGAGTGTTAGCGCTCAGCGTAAGAGCACGAAAAGAAACGTCCGTCGGTTGAATGACGTTACCTGTAAATGGTGAGTTGTAGCTCATGTTAGTCCTTAACTGTCATTGGCGACCGCTTGGCGATCTGCAATACGCAACTTGTCCTCAGCCGTCAAGATGTCCATGATCAGCTTGTACTGACCTTGCCACATAGGAATGCGCTCGTCATTCTTAAGGAACGGCATAGCTTGGAGAAGAGCGCCGTAAAGCAGTGCTTGGGGGGCGTAGATGGTAAACCAGTTAGTCTGGTTAGAACTGTCCAAAGGTTGAACGCGCTCGTAGTACAGTACCTCAAAATCATAAGCCGCGGCAGGCGTAGGCGCCACCATCCAATGGGTGTAGTCGTAGTCACAGTAAAACTTTGGGACTTCCGTCTCCGCGGGGTCAGGCCAGTACTCGCGCAGGTACTCATACCTACGATTAAAGACTGGCTGGCGCTCACCAGATACTGTAATGTTCATGGACACTGTTTTGTGCCAACGAGCTGGCTTATCAATCACGTTAGCGCCAATGGTCATGGTGCTGGTGTTAACGGTCAGATTGCCCAAAAACTTGATCTGAGAGGCTATAACCTGCTCAGCAAGCATAATAAATAAAGGGATTTTGTCCAGTGTGGCGGTGTCAGTACGCTCCAGATAAGACTGGATGTTTTCGACCAAACTGGTATAGGTCATAACACTTGCAGTCGCCATGCGCTCACCTCGTAGATTCGTTGGGACATTTTAGTATGCCTTTTAACTTGTGACAAGGTTACTTGCTTGCCACACCCTTAGTCTTCTCAAAACTTCTCATGCCAGCGATCCCAAGGATTCCCGAGAGAATGACCCAAAGTTGGTCAGCTTCTAACACTGGAGGAGGATCCATGCCAACAGGAACCCAACCCATAGCCTGCAAGTATTTCCAGCACCACTGAAACAGCGGGTAGAGCAGGAACTGATACCCCATAGCCGCCACACCGATCCAACCGATGGCAGGACGCCAGCCGCTGACAAACACGCTACTAGAAGACGCTTCAATTTTGTTAACCTCAATCTGAGCTAGGTCTGTAGCTTGGTCAATGCGCTTCTCTTCAAGATCAAGCTTACGTTGCTCGATCTCCATTTCCATCTTTTCTTTGTCTGTGGTAATTAGGTCGCCTGCAACCTTACCCACGGCTTCAATGATAGATCCAACGGCTAGTAAGCTCATGCTAGACCTTTTAATGTTCGGTTAATCCAGCCCTTGAGAAATTTGACCTGCACAGGGTTTTTGTTGCAAATTTCAACGTAACGAGCAATTTTTGCCAAGGCGTAGGATTCTTTAAACCGCTGTCCATCCGTGACTTGGTTGAGCTTTTCGATGGTTTTGGCACCTATTCCGCCGTCAGGGGTAGCCCCAACGATCAATTGGGCAAGCTTTACAGCCATGCCTAGACCTGCATTGACCCCGAAGTTAAATATGGTGTTGGCTACGTCTTGGTTGCCAATCTCGTTTCCACGCATCTTGTCCCAAAACTCGACGCGGTAGAACTCACGCACCATAGGGGTCAAGGAGCCACCAAATTCTTTCTTGTCAACAAGCGCCCAGCCATTCCACTGTGGGTTCTTGTTACGTGCAATCCCTGCATAGGTCATGCCTCCAGTGTCGCCTGCAACTTCGTGGAGGACATAACCGCCCTCGTCTTTCATCATTTGCTCAAAGGCTGGTTCAAACTGAGCCATTACTTTTCCTTTGGTTTAGTGTCTTCATTCTGCATGAGTTTGATACCACTCAGGAACCCAATCATGCCGCCAATAAGAGTAGAAAAAGCAGGAGAAATCATTTTGAAAATCTCGGCGTTGTCTACTTCCTTTGCCCACAAACCAAATAGAAAGGCTGTGACCATGGCTAAAACAGAGATGCACAGGGTGGTGCTTACCATCAATGTGACGTACAGCGTTAGCTTTTCTTTGGTGTCTCGTATCGGTTCTTGCGGTTTCTTGGTCATTTTTTTTCTCGATCAAGTGCATTTTCGTAACCTTTAATGACCGCACTTCTAAGTTGTGCAGTGTCTGAAGTCCCAGCCCAATTGGGTAGGTTGTTCCAGATCATCACATAGTCGTTTGTCTTGCAATAAGGTGCATTGCGCTCTAACCACGCCAACATCTCTGTGTGACGTTCTATAGGGTTGTGGACTGTAAAACCAATCCCGTAAAACTCGCGGATGTGACAACCGTTCTTGGCTACGGCTCCAACCAGCCCTAACAGCAGTAACAAAATGAGCCAACGCATGAATCATTGCCATATCCATAAAATTGTGAACGTGCCCCACACAATGAAAACAATTATGACTGCGGCAAGAATAAATGCCTCAGCCCAATCTCGCATGTCACAACCCCAAGATCTTTTTGACGAGCTCGCCAGCAACGCCCGGCCCGAACAACACACAGACAATCACCCCATACAAGAGATACTCAATCTTCGTCATGCGCCTGTCCCCATCACGCAAAGAGCGATCTATGCTGTTGTATCGTTCAAGGCAGACAGCTTCATGCACGGCAAGTTTAGTCTCAACTGTTTCCATCTTCTATCTCACGGTGACTCAGGCCAAGTGATTGTCCAAGGGAAACCAGCCTGTGCAGGGACGTTTCGCAAGGCAGTACGGTACGTAGCCCATGCAGTTTTATCCGCAGTGCTGTCGGCAATCTGTGTCCAGTCGCAGTCTTTAAGCATCTGGGTGCGGGATGCACGTACTGATGTAGCTTGCTCTGCGTCCTTCATAGCACGGTAAGCAGTTTCCTGCTCTGCCGCTGTAGTCTCACCATCAGTAAAGACAGGGCCGAGGATGTACTTTGTGTACCACTTTCCATCAAGTTGCTCTACGCCAGAGCGTTGGCTGTATTGATAGACCGTGCCGCCTGAAGCTTGTGGGCCTTCCAACACAACGTCACCGCCGTATTGGTTGATAAATTCTTCAGTCAAGGGTGCGCCAAAGATGGATCCTTGAGTTTGAGCGTATTGGCGAAACTCGTTGTCAAAAACAACTGCGCCTGTTTCTCTGATTCTAATTTGCATGATGTTCCTTATGCGATAGCCAAAAAGATGTAGGTTCCGGCACTAACATTGATGGCGGCCAAGATGGCTGAGTCCAACGCAAAGCCTGTTGCCACTGTTGTAACAGAACCAAGGGTTGCCACTTCAGCCGCTGAACTATTTGTAAGCCAATAAGGGTCTGTCAATACTGTCATACCACGGGCTGTATCGTAAACATACCAATCACCCGTTGAGTCAGTACGTTTAAGCAATACAAACCTTGCGCCAGCCGTTAATCCACAATTAATTGTTTGCGTTGTTCCATTGCCTGTATATGAGCCTACTTTTGATACACCTGCAAGTGTTGAAAATAGGTTGGCAACATAGGTTGCCCCAGATTCATTAACACTTGTATGAGTATCGACAGTAAAAACAGAGCTTGTTGGCGCTGTGCTATTCCAAGATGAAGTTCCAGAAAACGCCGCTACTGTTTGATCTAATGCAAGTGCAGAACCAACTCCAAGATTTCCTGAGTAAACAGCCCAATATCTACCAGCAACAGACCTATTTTTTATAATCATTAACTCTGGCGCAATACCTAAGTTATGCGTCACAGTCCTTGCAACACCCGTCCCTGTATAGCAAACCTCATCAAAGAACGATGGCGCACGTTTAAACAAATAGTTTATATATGTGTTTGAAGTTGCGTTTGTAATTGTTGATGTAGTACCAACTTTCACGCCATCCATTACATCCCACGGATTTGCTTGAAGTATGGTTGTTCCTGCGGCTACTTCTGCTGCTGTGGTTGATGTTACAAGGTAGCCAGTACCAGTAAGCCGTGAAGAAAATAAAGAAGCAACTGCCGAGCCACGATTCTTAACCAACACAGCATCATCAGTCTGACCACCTGTCACAGTAGCATTTGCACCTGTACCCGATCTAGCAGATAAGCCAAAAACACTTGTACCCGTAGTAGGCACTTTCATCGGGCCTCTACGAATGGCTATGTAGATATATGTACCACCACTAGTATTAACGACTCCTGATGACCCAGCAGAACCAAAACCAGTTGCTGTTGGGAATAAAAAAGTTG